CGCTGGGCACAAAATGTGCAACAACTGATGTTGAAATCTGACGACCCTAGGACAAAAAATCCTGTTACATCAGCGGCGCAAATTGATCAAGCCGCCTTGGAAAAAGAATTATATCAGTTTGTAAATCAACTGGCTGGAGTTGATATTGATCAACTTCCAGATGACGGATCAGGGCAGGCCAACTTGTTAAAAACTGAACTAAAACCACAGATCACGGCTGCCATTGCAGACACACAGAAACCCAATCCTGGAGCCAATGTCTGGCTGCCATTGGCCACCAGTATTCAACGTGCCAAAAGCATTAAAAACTTCGGTAAAGGGGCTGACAATACTGCCAACAATCGAGTTGCCACAGTGACATTTGATCCTAGCAACAATCCGTTGTATAATGGCAAACCCTACAACGCCAATGACCCTTCTCACAGAATGGCATTGACATTACAACAAAAACTACTGAAAAACCCGCAGCCTTAACATGAAATATCTAACTAAACTATTAGAAGGCGGCAATGTGTTCAAGGACAAGCAAGGCCAGCCACTTACACAACGTATCAATCAAGCAGATGTGCCTGCTACCATTGCTTATATTGAAAACATTCTGGGAATCGAATTCCCCCCGGAACGCTGGCTGGGATCCACAGGCCGTAAGCCCACATCTGGCGATTTAGATCTTGGTGTGGACCTAAATGAAATTGATAAAGATCAATTGGCCGGTGCATTGCAACAGATTGTGACCAGCCAAGGACTAGACCCACGTGAATGGGTGGTTAAAAAGGGCGAAGTTCATTTCCGTACTCCCATTGCCGGCGACCCCAACAAAGGTTATGTGCAAACAGACTTTATGTTTTTCCCTAACTTGGACTGGGGCACATTCTATTATGGCGGCGCAGAAGGTTCAGCATACAAGGGCATGAACCGTAATGTGCTAATGTCCAGCATTGCCAAGGCACTGGGTTTCAAAGTAGGCGCCAATGGCATGTTCAGTCGCTCAACTGAAGAACTAGTTCCAGGCGGAATGGATCCCAACCATGTGGCTCGGGTGCTATTGGGTCCTGCATTTGCAAAAGAAAACCTACGGAATGTGGAAAGCATCTACACCGCATTGAGTAATGATCCCAATAAAGATGCCAAGCTAAAAGACTTCCGTGAATATCTAGCACGTGAAGGATTAAAAGAACCACAACTGTCAGTGTCTGAAGATGATGTGGGATTCCTGGGTCGCTTGCGTGATCGTATTGTGAACAAAGGCTATGTTGCACTAGTAGAAGCAGAAGAGCCCGGTGTGGGTGGCAGAGCCAAGGGCATTGAACACCTGGAAGACCTTGTGTTCCGTCGTGGCACACAAGGCATTCAAGACGCACTAGAAATTGTACAACACGCCACTGAAAATCCCCGAACAACCACTGCCAAGTGGGACGGCAAACCTGCTGTGATCTGGGGTCGTAAACCCACCACAGGCGAGTTTGTGTTGACAGACGGATCCGGCTTTGAAGCCAAGGGCTACGATGGCCTTGCCACCAGTCCTGAAATGATGGCACAAATTCAACGCACACGATCAGGCAACCGTGACGAATTGATCAACTTGTATGCACAGTTATTCCCTGTGCTAGAAGCTAGTTTGCCCGCCAACTTCCGAGGCTATGTCAAAGGCGACTTGTTGTACATGTCAACACCTCCAGAAATTGCAGGTAACTATGTGTTCCGTCCCAACACTGTTGAGTACAAAATTCCAGCCCGAAGTAACTTGGGACAACGCATATCCAACAGTGACATTGGTATTGCTGTGCATAGCATGTACTCTGATGTGGGTGATGCACGTCAGCCCTTGAGCGGTGTAAAGTTCAATGAAGTTCCGGGCTTGATGCTAGAGCGTCCTGCAACACCCCGGGCACTGACAGCAGAACCTGCCAAAGTCAAACAACTCAAGCAGTTGATTCGCACAGATGGTGCTGCCATTAGCACACTGTTTAATCCTGCTGAACTGCGAGCACACAAGATCACTGACCTTGCCAAACTGTGCGTGGATTATATCAACACCAAGGTTGGTGCTCCCTTGAACCCTGTTACACTGTTGCCTGAGTTTGGTGAGTGGTTACAAAGCAAGGTGACTCCTAGCAAGTTCCGTAACATTGTTGAGTACCTAGAAAGCCCCACTTCAAACACACCTGCACTGGCCGCTGCCTTTACTGCGTTCTTGTTGTTGCATGATCTAAAGATGGATATTCTAAAGCAAGCAGATCAGGAGCATCCTGGCCAAGAAGGCTGGGTCATGGCCACACCTGCAGGCTATGCCAAGGCTGTGAATCGATTTGATCCCAATGCTTTTGCCGCTCAGAATCGACAACGTAATAATCCAGGTTAATGATCAATATTGATTTGCCAGACAATAAATCTGTCATTGTCTTTTCGTCTTTTAGAACACGAAGCACAGCTCTGTGTGACTGGATTGCACAACAAAAGGGCTTGACAAATTTTGACGAAGCCTTTATAAATGTCAGACGGACAATGTCATTTGTAAATTTTGTTAGCAAGCAATCAGGCAACTTTGTTGTTAAGGTCATGTGTAGCCCCCAACAATACACACCTGAAATTCGACAATTTCTACAACCTCTAATAGATCAATGTACTTCGATACGACTACACCGCCAGGATGTTGTAGCTCAAATTATCAGTTTTTACATTGCCTCCGTCAATGATCGATGGCATTGTGTTAAAAAACCCATGAACACCCATCTACCACTACCTGAGCATTTGCTTGATGTAGAAACACCCGTGGACACAGTAGAATTAAAAAAAGCCGCAATTTCTATATTAACTACCAATCAGCAATTGTATAATGTCAAGGCTCAAATTGATCTAGAGCTCAAGTCGGAAGATCTTGGAGTTTTACCTTCAAACTATCAGGTAATGCCTTGTCTAACTAATCTAGACCAGCTAAATACAGCACTACAAACACTGATCGATACTGATTTAGAAGTAGGCAATTTATACCATAACAGACAAGATTTCAGTCACTTTGGTAAATAAGTGTAGGGTCAACGTACCCACAAACTTAAAGGAAAATTAAAATGGCTTATATTACCCCCGTAAATGGTGATGCACAACCGGTATTTGCACTAGACGTACAAAACGGTCCTGTTTCTCCATCCGCTTCTACTGCCGCTACACCAGTTCAACCTGCTGGTCCTAAGCTGGACTTCTTCCGTGCTGTTGCCAACACTACTGTTGTGTCACAACAAGGTGTTCAAGAGTATGTTGCTAACGTTATCAACGCTATCCAACAAACTTCTACAATCGCAATGTACCAAGTTGATGGTACAGTATTGAGCTTTGCTACATACCCAACAGGCGCTTTCGGCAATGCCAGCACACAAGCCGCTGGTTTCTTGAGTGCTGCCAACATCACCTTCACAGGTTATCAGTTGGACAGTTGCACAAGCGTTGGCTTCAAGCTATCGACCTAATCACTTGCTGATTAAGCAACCGACCCAGGTTAGAAATATCCTGGGTTTTTTGTTGGCCGTTAAATACTCGTATAATGCGAATACTGTGTAGAACTCTTTTTGATTGCTCGGCCACAGGTGTCACAGGACACTATAGACCCAGCCAAGTGCCGTTCCAGGATGGTGCTGGCAACACCATTACAAATCAGCATGCCTGGATGTTTGCCAGGAATCAACAGCGCAACTGGGAAACACTGAATCAGTTGATCAGCTTGCGCACACAGGTATTTGATGTAGAGCCTGTGGCCAGTGCGTCAGGAGAATGGTGTTTTGAATTCTCTGTAGAGCACGGCGAAGTATACAACACTGACCTGTCAGGATTAGTTGCAGAGTGTGCTGGTGTGCCCATGCTCACTGGATTAACTGAAAAGCTCACAACTCAACACACCTTGGTAACCACTGGTGCTGATCAGAACATTTGGTTTGAACCCATAAATAAATGATGGGAGCCTATAATGGACACAACTGATATTGAGAAAAAGAGTCTTGAAGCACATGTTGAATTGTGTGCCGAGCGATATAAGTTACTTGAACTTAAATTAGAGACCCTCGAATCTAATGTTGACAGTTTAAAAACCACTATAAATGAAGTACACGATATGGTGCAAATAATGGCAGCCAAACGTAATGATCAACTGGTCACCTGGGGATCAGGTATCATTGGCATGCTGTTGGCCACTGTTGGATGGCTAGTCACAACGTATGTATTTAAATGAACAAACAAAACAAGCTAGAAGACTTTGCCGCAAAAGAACTACTCAATCTAACTGATAAATTGATTGTGGATGATGGCCGCGGCGGCATCATGGCTTTTGGAAAATACAATATTATACCCACAGACTACAAGTTTATAGTTAATATTAAAAATCAAGATCCCGTAACATTTGGCAGCAAAAAAAGTGCTATCAGTTGGTGCATTGCTGATCAGCACAACCAAAATAATCTAGCACGATACATTCTCACACTAGATACCAAAAAACATAGCCTAGCGGCGGATATACACTGCCGACAAGCCCTGGCCAATCGTAGCAATCGCGAAGATTTCTACGAATGTGTTTCCACCAAAATTCAAAGCAAGATAGATCGTCTGTCAGCCGTGGATGCCGAATTAGAGAAATGTTTAATTTCGGCTAAATATATGCAAATTAGAGGATTCTCAAATGAAACTGCAAGAACTGGCCGCACCGTCGCCAACAAAACAAATCGCTAAAGTTTTCGAAAGTTACTTTGGCTCTAATATTGAGTTTGACCGCTTAACATCGCGTCAGACTCAACACCTGTTACAGCGTGTGCAAGGTTTGCTCCGTGAACACCGTTCAGGGTCTGCCAGATATCAAAGCCAACAAAATCCTGGTTACCTTAAATTGGTAATGATGGAACAGGCCTTGACCACACGCATGGCCGAAGAAGCTATTCCTGTTGCTCCTGTAGCCCCAGGTGCTAAACCTGCACAACCAAACACTGTGCAAGTGAAAGATCCCAAGTTGGCCGCTGCCTTGAAAAAGAGCACCGCTGGTCAAACATTGAATCCTGAAGAGCAAAAGCTAGTGGCCGGCGCTGCCATGATGCAGGCTGAAAGCCGATTGCGTCGTGTGATGACTCGCTTGAATGAATCAGAAGTTCAACAGGCTCAAGTGGTGT